CACACATTGTTTTACGAAACTAAAGTTTACCACTGTTTAATTACTTTTAATATAATTAATTTTTATTATTAATTCATCCTTTATGCAGATTTATTATGAATCTGCAGACCTTTTTCGTTATATGGGCGGCTTGCTTTATTGCAATGCTACTCATCTCCCAGTCGGAAACCGGCGGATTGTTGACACCACTTATCCTGGTGTCACACCACATCTTGTCCTTACAGGTATCCTGTTTGGCCTTAATTTGGGATGTCTGTTGTTTCTGGCTCACCGTTTTGTATGGCTTGGCCGGTTCTACACTTTTATTTGTGTTATGTTCCGCCCTAGCTTCAATTCTACTTACCCTCTTCCGAAAGGGGCATTGCTCCATCGGATTAGGGTTCCTCATCAAGGACAGCAGTTCTCCTTATATTGTCTACTTTTCGCGATATTTGCAATTAGCAATTTCGAAGTATGGGTTTTGCCAACTTCAATTGTTCCTTGTAAAACATGGCGATGTGAATTATGGCGCAGCACTTGTGGCACCCCCTTGGATATCATTGTTTGGTATCGGGTTGCGCACTTCCTGCTCACTTTTCTTACAGTAGCCGTGTTGTTCATCTTAGTCGATGAACTCACGAAGAATCCTATTGAATTTGACAGTTTGAGGCTCCGATTTTTAAAATGGGAGTTTCACACAACATTTGAAGGGACCGACGCTCCTGTTGGTTCCCGGAAAATGGTTCGCATTTTCAATAAGACTTTTTGTAAGGCAACTGGCCTCACTTTTCATCAAATCTCGGGCAGTGCGAGCACAGATCATGGATCGCATGCCTACCTTTTTCCCTCAGACACAAAGTTTCGGGAGATGGTTGACAATAGACCAATAGAACCTCATTTGCTGGTTCTTGAGGATGTTGACTATTATCTTGATTTACCTAGTGTTCTGATGGAAGGTGTCAGAACCGGATGTATGTATGGTGCATTAATTTACACCCTACAACCTCGCGTGTTAGCCAAATCTTGCGAAACATTTCATTATTATTTCGACAAGGGTGCTTGGCACTATCTAACTAGAGAAGGTATGCATTACAACCATGAAATTTGGGATTATAATACAGACTTAATTGTTTGTCATGATTATCTCAATTCTTATGTTTTCACTGTTGATCGCCGTGAATTGCCGGGAGACAGGTGTTTAATATACCTCGAACTCCAAAATGTTGTTTACAGGACAGCCTGGTCACCAACATTACGTCGATTGGCCCCCATTACTGAAATGGGTGAAGATCTTGAAAAGCCCCTTGTCCAACGCTTAGATACTTATGTTCTTGGCACCCCACATCATTCCTTCTCAGCATTTGCTTACCCGCAAGTCTGCTTTGAAATCAATCATAAAACTTTGGTTGAAGTCATAGCAAGATTCAGGCGGTGTGAAAAAGTTTATGCTTCTGAGTTAGAACGAATCTTGCAGGATGCTAAAGTCATTGACCCTGGCTTTGCAGCTTCGTGCTTGGCTTTATGGGTTGATAAAGGCTGGATCCCTGGTCCCTTTACCGGCAACAACTATCGTGTCTTGCCGCAAGATACCAATGATTACGCTTATCAACCTGAAAGTTCAGGGACTTTTCTAGATAAACCATCTATGCATCCTAAGGAGGAGCTCAAACTCTTAAATGAGGGTGTTGCTCCAACTGAAGGAAAGGCATCAGATGCAAATTTCGTTAAGACCCGCATTGTCGATGTCAAAAATGACAAAGAACCATCTGAAAAGTATAATACCTACAAGAAAGAATTCTTGGAACTCCTAAATCCTAAAAGAGTTTACTTAAAACCCTGGCTTCACGACGATGTTCTTGAACGCCAAAAGAAACCTACGCAGAAAGCTAAAAGCTTTGTTCGTCAATTTTGGGGCAAATTAAATTTGCGTCGAAATTGCTGGACTAGTTTTATGAAGCATGAAGCCTATGGCACTTTTGGTGATGCCCGGGGGATAAGTTGCCCTTCAACAGATTTAAAGGAGGACTATTCATCTTTCACTTACCCTCTCTATGAAGCCGTTCGTCATTTCAAATGGTTTGCATTCGGGCATAGTCCTGAGGCTTTGGCTCAACTCGTTCATGCTTGTTGTTCAAAGTCTGAGACAGTTTGTGTCACTGACTACAGTCGGTGGGATGGTCGCCACTCTAAATGGTTAGCTGAATTCGAGCGTGATTTGCTCCTCGGCTTTTTCTATGAAAGTGAGCATCCATTAATTCTAAAATTGTGGGGTAAAAATTATCTTAATAATGTTAAAACACGACATGGCGTTAAGTTCCATGCTGAATGGTCTAGGCCATCTGGGTCTCCTGATACCGCGTTGTTTAACACTATTGATAATGCTTTTCTAGCCTATTGTGCTTTTCGGGAACAAGGAGGAGATAAATCCTATTCCTGGAGGATGCTAGGCATCTATGGCGGAGATGACGGCTTAACTCCTCAAATTTCAAAAACAACTTATGATAAGGTTGCTGCTGATTTTGGGGTTAAGTTGGAAGCTGAGGAGCTTCCATCATCTTTGAGGGTACCTTTCCTTGGGCGTTTGTATTTGTCGCCCAAGTTCACTTCTGACTCTGTTATTGACATTCGTCGATCACTGGGGAAATTTCATTTAACAAAGGACAAAAAGGCTCCTTTTGAATTGGTTGCAGCACGTAAGGCAAATGCTTACGTGTTTACTGACTCTAAGACCCCTATTGTTCGTACTCTCATCACGAAATGGGCTGACCCTACTTTGGGGCTAGGAACTGATGATTCCTGGTGGGCTCGTGTTGTTGATTCAACGAAGTCTTACTTTCCCTGTAAGGCCCCTGAGTCCGCTTTGGCTTCTTTTGTTGCTAGCGAACTGGGTCTCACTGTTGGTGAGGTTTATTTAGTTGAACAAGCCATTCTTGATGATGAGGTTGTTAATTTACCAGCGAAAGCGTTGGAAGTGAAACTTAACTGCTTGTTCCGTGGTCAAACCCTGAAAAAGGGTGAGACCTTTGGCCTTAATTGAGCCCTCCGGAACTTGTTGTGGTGCGGGGCATTTTCCAAGGCCAAAGCCTAGAATTTGGCTGCGTACGGAACACCCTTTGTTTTATCGAAAACTCAGTTTATTCACACACCACCATTTTCTCAATGTCCACAACAAGTAATAATCAAGCCCCCCGAAAAGTTAAGAAACCAAAACAAAAACAAAACCAAAGGCTTAGCAAGGCGCCTAAGGTTTCTAAAAAGAAGAAATCAATCTCTTCCCCGTCCAGTGCTGTCATGATGGCCCCAACTGCTTATTCTTTAGAGCAGCGGGGTTTTAAAGATCTAAAGAACTCTAAACGTACACCAGGTTCAGAGTTCATTGGAACCATCAGTGGCAGTGTTGGATTAACAGGAACAAGCTTCGCCGTTAACCCCGGAAATTCATCAATATTTTCGTGGCTCGGTCCGCAAGCGCAAAAGTGGGAGCAGTATCGCTTCCACAAGTTGCAGTTCCGTTATGTCACTAGAATGGGTTCTAGTGCCCCTGGATCTGTTATGATTTCCCCTGACTATAACTGCAAAGATGTACCTCCTTTAACTGTGAAGGAGGCTCTCAACACTGCCGACTCTGTTGAGGGCTCAACTTGGCGTGAGATCGTTTGTATTCTCAAGCCTGAGTCCATGTTTGCCGTTGGTCCGCGTAAATTTGTTCGAGGTAACGACTATCATCCTGATTTACTTCTCTATGATGCTTGTACCCTGAACATTTTAACTGTGGGTCAGGTTGATTCCGCTGTTATTGGCAATCTTTGGGTTGACTATGATGTTGAATTCTTTATTCGACAATCTTCCACTCATGATGCCATGCCTAACATAGGAATTGTAAACTATCTTGAAACTTCCCCTCAAACTTTCACAAATGCAGTTGCAAGTAACATTATGATTTCAAATGTTAAATTTGATTCCATGCATTTTGGACCACAATCTGGGCCTGGTGAGTTTCTGCCTCGTGCCGGAACTTACTGGGTCACCCTTACCGGTCTTGTAACTCAAAACACAACAAATCTCGCACATTATGCTATTACGGCTGAAAAGTCTAATACCTTAATCACTGGAGCTAATATTGATGTTGATTTTTATTTGACCAATGGTTGGGAATGTCCTTTCACTCTTCAATTTGTTGAAAATTTTACGGGTTCTCAGACGCTTCGATTCCGTTGTCTTGGTACCACTGTTAGTGGCACCCTGTCGATGGAAATGAAGAACCTTGTTGCCATCCTTTTGTAAGATCCTTGTGAGAAAACACAAGCAAAGCTAAACCACCG